TCGGTTTTATGCCCGTTTGCACAGGCAAAATCAAACATTCTTTTCATTCAATTCCTCAAAGGCTCGTTCACTGACCTCTTTCAAGGTTTTCAGCCAAGTCAAGATAGAAAGTTCACCTTTTTTAAACATTAAGGCATTTCCATCAGGAATAACGCTTAGATTATTCAACGACTCTATCATAATGTCAATATCGGCGCATAAATCCTTCCAGCCCTCATTTGACATCATGTCAAAGCGGTTGGTATAGTACTTTTCAAGTTCTGGACTCATGGTGCTACAGGCCAAGTAATAGTCCAAGGGAAACCAGCCTGAGATGGAACATCCCGCAGGGCTTGGCAGTAATCTTTCCATGCCTGTGAGGGTGTCATATCACTGCGAAACCGCCAGTCAGTCTCTGACAGTTTGGTGTCCCTAGAGGCACGAACAGACTTGGCTTGCTCTGCATCCTTGGCAGCTTTGTAAGCGGCTTCATTCTGTGCGGCAGTGGTTACATTGCCTTCAGCATCTTCTGTTTGAAAGAACGATGGGCCTAGATTCCACTTGGTGTACCACTTACCCTCAATTTGCTCAATGCCACCATAGACTGAGTATTGGTAGACAGTGCCGCCCGTAGCTTGTGGGCCTTCAAAGATGACATCAGCACCCAAGGCTTCTAGCACCTCAGTTGTTGTTGTCTCCCATGTAGGGCCACCATTGGCTTTTGTATATGCACGAAATTCTGATTCGTACATTACTTGCCCGTCATTTGTTCGTATTTGCATGATATTTCCTTATGCGATTGCCAAGAAGATGTATGTTCCACCACTTGCATTGATGGCTGCTGGCGCAGTTGAACTGATCTCAAACCCTGCGCTATAGGTGTCTATGTAGTCGGTGTTAGTTACTTCAGCCGCTGTGCTGTTGAGTAACAAATATGGGTCATTACCTGAAACAATGCCACGGGCTGTATCCCACACATACCAATCAGCAGCGCTGTCAGTGCGCTTAATAAGAACAAACCTTGCGCCACCTGTGAAGCCACAATCAATTTGAAGTGTTGCGGCTGTTCCTGTGTAACTGCCTACTTTGGATACACCAGCGCAGGTTGCAAATAGGTAGGCAACAATCGTTCTTGCTGAAACACTAAGACCGCTACCAACATAAAATGATGTAGCCGTTGGCAATGTACTGCCAAAGAATGTTGAGCCAGTTACTACCGCCGAGGTTTCGCTAAGAGCCAAGTATTCGGTAATAGCCATATTGCCACCCCAAACACGCCAACCAGCCGCAACATCCCTTGCTTTGAAAATCATTAATTCAGGTGCTTTACCTAAATTATGAGCAACAGTTTGTGGGTCTGCCCCCGTCCCCGTATAGCAAACCACATCAAAAAACGATGGGGCTCGTCTGAAGTTATATAAAATTTCAGTAAAGTTTCCATTTCCTACAATTACTCCAGCAAGGTCAATGCTATTTTGGTCATCCCACCCGTTAACCATATCTAAAAATGTTACTTCAGCATTTGTTTGAGTAGTTCTTAAATACCCAGTGCCAGTTAATCTAGAGCCAATGGGCCACTGAGATGCAGTATTTGCGGTTGTTGTTCTTTCTCTAACTAACGCTGTATCAGGGGGAAAGCCTACAGAGATAACTTGTGACCCGCTGTTATTTGAAGTGAACGCTGTTGGCGCAAACACACTCGTACCCGTAGTAGGCACTTTCATCGGGCCACGGCGTATGGCTATGTAGATGAATGTCCCGGTTTGAAAATAGGAATCTGAACCGGGGGCAAAACCAGTTGAGTTTATGGTCAAATATGGTTGTGCATCTGTAGATTCAGCCGCTGAAGAATTTGGCAATAGAAAATTTAAAATACCTCCTGCTGTCCAACCACGCATTACATCTAAAAGAAACCAGTTACTAGTAGAGTCAGTTCTTTTAATTAGCACCCATTGTGGTTCATATCCAAGATTTACCGTTGTGTTACCAGTCCAAGTCCCACAGCTAATCACATTGTCCGTACCCGTCAGGCCAAAGCCCCCTGCGTCATGGGCGAATAGGTAGGCTATGTAGGTTGCGCCATTGCCAAATCCAAAATCAGTTAAATTAAAATTAAAAGTTGTACTTGTTACGCTATTAGAAAGCGTAAAGTTGGCAGCAGCGTTGGTTTGGTTTAGATAAACTACCTGAGTTGGAATTGAACGGTGGTAAACAAACCAGCCATCTGCTTGTCCAACACCTTTAATCATAATTACAGCAGGAGCAGACCCTAAGCTGTGGTTAATTGTTTGATATCCTGAAGTCCCCGACTGCGTAAACGTCACAACATCAAAAAACTTAGGCTGCTTGCGGAATGTCCATGAGGCGTAGGTGTTTGCACTTGCAGACAGTGCTGTATCGACTGTAAAGCCAGTTGTACTGACTGAAGTTACAAATCCTTGTGCGGCAGTGGCTGCTGTGCTGTTAGAACTTAGTTCATTCCCAATACCAGCAACAGTATTTTGCAGCCAATTTGAACCAACTCCGTCACGCCGTTTAAGCCAAACCAATCCACCCTTTGTTGACAAGTCAATACCATTGGTAATTGTCTGTGCTGCGCCAGTACCTGTGTACAGCCACGTACTCATGACATCTTCTATATAAACTGGTGGCGCAGCAGGAACACCACCACCAAAGGCATCGTAACTAGCCGCACCGCTTGTAGCTTGTAATGGCATCTTTTTAAGCCTTAAATTGTGTGTTGCTTGCCAAGACAGTAAATGTTGCACTGCCTGTTTTGATGATGAGATAGCGGTAACTGTCGATACCACTTGCATTACCCGCTGTAGGCGCACCACCCAACCAACGAGTAGTCACACCTGTAGCAGTGCCATCAACTTGCACAGCACTGTTGTAGTAAGCAGTAGCACCTTGCGTCACCAAGAAAGCCACAGTCATTGACTGACCTGTACTCATTAATGTATCTAGTGAAGTTCCGCTAGAGCCTCTAAAGTTAACTGTCCAGTTGGCAGATGCGTTGCTGGTGTAGTACAGAACAGATTGAGTAGTGACATCGTAGTTAATCGTGCCTGTTGCCGCTGTAGCAGATACTGTTGTTACCTCTGCCACATCATTCAAGACCATTGCTAGTGCTGATGATGTTCCTGAGAATGTCTGTGTGCCTGTAAATGTGTTGGCAACATTGACAACAGGAATATTAGCCGCCGCCAAAGTAGTTTGACCTGTACCACCATTAGCTACAGGCAATGTTCCTGTCACACCAGTAGACAATGGCAATCCAGTTAAGTTAGTTGCTGTTCCACCAGAGGGTGTACCTAATGCGCCACCATTTACAACAGGAGCGCCAGCAGAACCTACGTTTACAGCTAAAGAAGTTGCTATACCTGTACCAAGCCCCGAAACACCAGTGGAAATTGGAAGACCCGTTGCGTTAGTTAATGTTGCACTTGTTGGAGTACCCAATATAGGGGTGACAAATGTTGGACTTGTTGACAATACATTATTTCCACTACCTGTAGAAGTTGTAACGCCTGTACCACCATTAGCAACAGGCAATGCAGTACCTGACAAACTAATTGCCAATGTGCCACTGCTTGTAATTGGTGAACCAGTAACTGATAAGAATGCAGGAACTGTTGCCGCAACACTAGTAACTGTGCCACTGCCACCAGCAGTAGCATTAATGGTTTGATTAGGCCAAGTTCCAGTTACTGTTACATTTGTTCCAGCAACAATGCTAGGAGAAGCAGTACCAGTGCCACCATTAGCTACAGCAAGAGTTCCACCTAACGTGATTGTTCCAGATGTTGTTATAGGACTGCCAGTTACAGTCAGTCCAGTTGTGCCACCAGAAAGGGCTACGCTTGTGACTGTTCCACTACCGCTACCGCCAGTTACAGTTACTGTTACATCATCTCCTGATGTAGTTGCTGTAATATTAGTACCAACAAAATTTAAACTTTTAACATTACTAGAAACTACTGTTCCTTCATCCTTTACAACAACCGCCCCATTGGTAGACATGGTAGAGATGACTTGAATCTTGTCAGCTAAGTCTGATGAAACAACTTCACCTACGTTGATCTCTCGACCATTAGACAAAGCAATGATTAAAGAGCCATCAAAGTCAATGTTTGCGTTGGCAACAGACACACCATCAAGACCATCTATTCCATCTTGACCTTTTAATCCTTGTATCCCTTGCTTACCATCTTTGCCATCACGACCAGCTTTACCATCTTTACCATCACGCCCGTCTTTACCATTAATCCCGTCACGACCATCCTTGATAGTAATGATTCGTTTCTCAAGAACAGTGGTTACGTTGTCAAACTTTTCACGAATGTCTGTGTCAATCTTCTTGAGTGACTGCACAACCATTTGAGCATTCTCAGCCGCCTTACGCTGCTGCATTTGCTTAACTTCTGATACAGAGTTATTTACCGCATTAAAGATATTATCTGCAATGCCATCTACATTCCCATCATTGAAGATTTTATCTATTGCCATTTGCCAACTCCTGATTTAAGTTTTGTAAAAACTCGTTTTCCATGTCTACTACAGTGCTTTTAGC